GTCAACTACCATTCCGAAACGGTATTCCCACAACTCACAATCATCAATATTAAAATTTTCATTGTCAGGAAAAGCAGAATCAATTGTAGATTGGCAATCATTTATAATTCGAATGAAACTTCTATTCAAAGCCAAATGCGTATTATTTGCTACTCCATTTTTAGGCATATAAAAAGCTCGTCCAGTTGGATATAATTGAGCTGCCAACTCTGACATTAAATCTGTCAAACTTTTAATTCCGGCCACAGGAAATCGATGTGGGGTACTAAATCCGTGAGGAGTATTCGCCCCGTGAACTGTGCTTTTTTCGGTTACTTCATACATAACTATACGGTATAAGTTAAGTCTCTCAAATAAGGAATGTTTCCAAGTGTAAACTCATAAGATGTGATTGCATTTCCATCAACATACAAAGTCAGCAAATTAAAGAAGTTTCCATTGGTCAAAGTATCGGTAACAACTGACTGAACTTTTCCTGAATACAAAATATCATTTTTGTTTCTTCTCAAATCGGCACCCGAAATAAACGGCCTTACATCATACAATAAATCTGTTATGCTTGATTCAATTGAGTTTTTCACTGAAACTGAATCATCATTCAATCCTGCAATGGTAACATCAACTGGAACAAGGGTTATAGCTTGTACATTTGGAAAAGCTTGTGCGGGCCTACGACCTCTTTCATTTATCGGTTTAGTAATGTCTGGGTCCTGTTCAATAACATCTTCTACATCTTGTAAAATGGCAGGAGTTGGAGTTCCTTTTCCATCAGTACTATCAACCAATGTAGCTTCCACATACAGGTCAAGTTCTCCTGTATTCACATCTTGTACGTAAGGAAAAACTAATCGTACTCCTTGTGCATCAGTACTCCATTGGCGATAGTCAGATTTTGAACCTCCCTGTGGCTCCAATTGAATAGCATTCAAAATAGCTTGTCGATACAATTCCGTAGTCTCCCCTGCCTTTGGCTGAACCAAAACTTCCGTAACAGTAACCGTTTTATCAACTCCAATAACAGGTTCAGTAATGGTCAATTTATCAGCAACATTCAAATTATAATCTACTCCTGAACCTATGGAACGAACCTCAATTTCATCGGCTGTTCCTGTCAAAGTATATTCGGCATCCAAGATATAAACCTGACCTGCATTCAAAGCATCTTCATTTGATTTAAAAGTTAAGTTCACTCTCAAAACCGATCCTGCAACACCGGAAACTGAAACCTTAAACGACCCTACAGAATCAGGAAAAGGATTTCGATTCATATAAATCATTCCTTGTCTTTCCAATGTTCCTCCTTGGTCAGCAGTCGTAGCTTTATCTGGAAAACCATTATCTTGAATATCGCTCAAATACAAATAAACCAAGTGGAATTGTGCTGATAAAACCACCGCTAAAGCATCTAAAGTTTTCTTCAAGTAATCAATTGCCAAATTTAATTTGCTTCGTAAATCATTGGATATATTCGTGTTTATTTCTCTTATTGTAAGTATTGGCTTCATTTTTCTATGTTTTTATTAATTCATTATTCCAAGTTTTAAACGATTCTAATCTATCTGCAAAACACGTATTAGACAAACTATTATCAGATAACTCCTTTCTATGCCAATTATCATAATTAAAAAGCAATATTTCAATATTTTGAACTAATTTTGATTGTGATTCTTCCGATAAAGATTCCGCTTCTGGATTACCTAAATATCCTAAAATTTCATTTAATGGTTTCATACTAAATTATTTTTTCTATTATTACTTCGTTTTTTGAGTTGTTCCAAACCATTTGCAATACTTTGTCTTGCTGGTTGGTTTTCTCGCTGAAACTTACCGTGATAGATATTCTCGAAACATTTTCAATCCCAACTTCAACGGTAAAATCTACAACTCCTTTCAAATAGTCCAAATCATTGTTCACAGCTTGCAAAATACTCAATCTACCAGAACTATTCAAAGCCACATTTCCAAGAGTTCGCTCCGTTTCCGAATTGAATTGCTTTGTTTTAACATCCTTCCAAATCAAAGAGTTTCCCCAATAATCAAAACGTTCTTCACTTTCTAAGTAGGACGGCTTCGTGGATGCCTCAATATTGCCACCAAACAACGCTAAATAGATTTGCTGATATAATGACTCTCCCATCAATAAATCGTTGTTTACAATGGTGAAATCACCACCACTTCCTGTTTCAAATAAATGTATGTCAGTTGTGTTCATAATTAGTATTCATTTGGATTAAATGGTTTTTTAGTAGATGTTGTACGTGCAGGAATTCCACCAACAACATTAGCTCCTTTCACTTCTGATACATTTCCAGTATCTCCTCTTAACCAAACTTCTACTTGCTGTGGAGACATTTGTTTTAATATCTCATTAGTTAATCCACTATTTTTACCCGCTAAGTTTTCTGGTTTACCATTATTTGTAGATATTGCATTTGTATTTATAAAACTTTTTTGAGTAGCAACAACAGGCATTATTTTTTTATAGTCAGCAGGTGTTACTCTTTTTTCAAATAAAGGACTTCTATTTGCCTTTGCTATTTCTTTGTCTATAAATGGCGAAACTGTTTTATGTACACTTTCTGTTATTGCATTTCCTTCCCACCAAGGCGTATCATAATTAGTTCGCATTTTTTTATTAAAACCATTTTGTAAATTTAACTGTTTCTGCAATTCTGAATCCATAACTCCAGTTGAGTTTATTAAAGCTTGATTCCCTTTATTTAATGATAACATTTGATTTGAAACCATATTATCTGTAGCTTTTCCTGCATCCCAAAAAGCATAAACCAATAATCCTAACACTGCTGCAACCGCAAGAAAAGGCCAATAAGCTGCCCATAATGCCAAAGCAACTGCCCCCAAAGAAGTAGCATAACTCACATTAGCAAGAGCCGCCCCTGCCATTACTATTTGATGAAAAGATAGTGCTAATGAGAAAGCCTCTACTACACCACTTACCAAAGAAACTACTAATACTATTGCTTTCCATCCTAAAAATGCAACTCCAATACTTGCTACTAAATTAACAATAGTACCCATATTAGAAACCATCCATTCCATAAGTCCTTTAGTAACAGATAATGCGGTATTTGAATTTTGATTGGTAACTATAAAATTTGTAAATGAATTTTTTAAATTTTGCCATCCTTTAGCAAAAGACGCATTGTTTTTATCCGCTTTTATTTGTGCAGTATTTTTATCTTCAATAAATTTTAAGTATTTTTCAAACATATCAAAACTACCTAAAAAAGTAGCTCCTGTTTCAAACCCTGTTTTTTTGAAAAACATACCCATTGCTTGTTTATTCCCTAATAATTTTTTAATTTCTTTTAATTTATCAATGAATTTTGTCGAAGGATTGATTATTTTATTAATATCAGCTCCAACCATTTTTAATGCTTTTAGCTTGTTTTTATCCATTCCCTTACCTGTATTCAAATCAACCATCAAATTCCTAAAACCTCTACCTACTCCGTGTTTTCCTAATGTTTTAGTTGTGGTTTGAACTAATGCTATTGTTTCTTCTAAATCCGCACCTGCCATTCTAGCCGATGCTGCAAATTGTCTAACAACATCCGCAGATTCAGATATTGTACTAGCTCCAATATCCTCTCCAGCAGATAACTTATTTACAACCCTATTTGCATCTTTATAGCTTAACTTAAATTGGTTTAATAATGATGTTAAATTATCAGTTGAATCTTCAACACTCATTCTTGAAGCATCCGCCATTAATATAGATTGCTTTGCGATTTCTCGTAAAGCAGTTGGGTTTTTTAAATACTCTGACATTTTGGAACCAATATTTTCAAATGAACCAGCAACATCAATAACTGAACGATTAGTTTCTTTTCCTAAACTTTCAATATCTTTATTCATTGACCCTACAACAGTTCCTGTAACAGCACCTAAACTAGCAATCGCTTTTTCGTATGCAATTACATCTTCTCCTGCTTTATAAAATAGTGCAGTACCAGCAGCTATAGCAGCATATTTAGCCACTCTAGTCATAGAAGTCATTTCGTCATTTATCCTATTGTTCATCCTACTAATACCAGCAGAAAAAGTCCTGGTATTTTTAGTCATAGTATTTATAACGTGACTGAATTTATCTTGTGCCGTAAAAATTGTGGGTACCCGCATCGTAGCTACTGCCATAATTATTCTTTTTTAGTTATAACCAAAAAAACGCTATTCACAATAAGTAAATAGCGTTTCTCTTATATCTCATTACCTCTGTTATCACAACAATGGATTTTATTTTCACTACAAATATATGTAATTATAATTTATTTTGAATACATTTGTAATCAGCAAGTAGGACAGCTATCAAAATATTATTTTAATTCCCAATTATTTCAGGTGTCCTACCCTGTTTTAATTGGGATTTATATTTTAAAAATTATGGAAAGTATTAAAAGATTAAAATTAATTGTACACGGATTACCATATCCTACTCACTCTGACTTGGCTTTTTGCATTAATGTTTTGTTAAATGAAAAAGTTACCGATGAAGAAAAAAAACTTGTAAAAAACGTATTGTATAGATATAAAATATCAAACCCTGATACAGACTAAAAAATAAAAAGCCAATCAGTTAAGATTGGCTTTTTTTATTATTTACTTTGTTTCATTTGTTTATTCAGTCTAACAATTTCATTATACCAATAAACGATTCCTTTAAAGTCAAAATCATCACAAAACATCTTATCTATTTCTCTCGGTGACCAGTGATGATAATCAACAATACTCATAATCATATTGTCCAACCCATCAAATGAC